ACTCATCACCAAACCATACATAACCATAATCACCACCATACTCATCTACTTTCCCACCGATTTCTAATCCTGCCTCTACTACATCATCATCAAGAACAATAGTATCAGCTGGTTCATCATGTTTTTGGTCTAAACTTCCATCTTCAAGGTTAACAAATGAAATGTATCCTTCATTGGATATTTTTTCAGCTTGTTCATCAGTATTATAATGATTTAGTAATGCTTTACCTAAATGCTCAGGGTAACCATCATAGTGGTTGTATGTGCATGTGAAGTTTCTATCTTCATCTATATAACCTATAAGTGCTCTTGTTGCCATTTTTTTATATTTTTAATTCGTTGATAAATATTATAAATTATATTTAGATCGCCATTTTTCAATCATTCCTTTACCTACACCTAACTCCAACGTGATTGCTGTAGAAGGTACTCCGGGTAGTTTGGGTGATGATATAATGTAATCTATATTTTCATTATTCCAGACTTTCATTTTCACCTTAGCGTTTGAACGGTTAGATGACTTAAATACCATTACAACTGGCATTTTATTATATGCCTTTCCCTTTTCAATTTTAACCTTAGGGGGTTTAAAACCTTTTTTTTCAGTAACTTCTACTTTCCATGCTCCATTTTTATTTTTACTATCATCAAAATACCAAGTTGATGTATAACCTAATTCGGGTTTTGAAGGGAATTCATGGCATACTTGAACCCATTTTTCTTTTCTTACTGCTTGTGACTCTTTTGGTCTACCTCTAGATTCTATCATAACTACTTATTTCTATTATTTTTTGATATAAAATCTCCTTCATCATATGATTTTAATATATGACATTGTTTACATAATATTTGATAATTAGTTGGTTGTTCACCTTCTAATGTATGTTTAGTGTTAGAATTAATATGATCAATATCATATAACCCCGCTAATTGATTTAAAGGTCTATCTGGGTGAAATTCCTCAGCATCATAACCACAACCTTCACATTTTAAAGTATTGCTAACAACTTTTTCTACTTTATACATCAAGTGAGGTCTAGATGGGGCGTTTTTAGCATATTTTTTATACTGTATATGTATTGGACAATAAACATATTTTTGAGATTTATTGTAATATTCCGTCTCGTTACTACACCATGTTACTTTACACATTTTTTTCTATTTTAATTCTTAATTCCTTAACATGTTTACAATTACCACCTGTTCTCCAAGTACCAGGACAATCACAATGGAATTTACCTGAGTTTGGGAAGTATTTAGTAGTGTATGATTTATTGCTGCTACTACTTTTATTAATCTGTACTACAGGGTCAACCTTATCAACTTTTTTAGGTTTAGGTTTAATCCAATTAATATCTTCTAATGTGGTTTCGGGGAGGACTTTTTGCCAAGTAGGAACAATATACTTTTGCCCCCCAGCTACTACTAGACTTGGGGGTAGAAGGGGTTCATTGTATTCATATTTAAATAATTTAAACCCTATGTAAGGACCAAATCCTTTTGGGTTTATACTTAAATTACTTTTTTCTTGATAAAATCTACGGGTTCTAATATTCCCGTGTTTGTTGTAATGTGAAAATTCTACTATTGGCATAACCTTTATTTATACCTAAATATACGAACAATTTATGGGGATTCCTAATTTTTTCACAGGTATTTTAAGAAACTACATTTGATACCCATACAGATTCATAAGAACCTACAGGAAGTGTTGCGATTTTAATATCTGCCTCTGCCGGGGTTGTAAAGGTCTGTGCCGTGGTGATATTTAGTGAAGAACCCGTTGTGGTTATATACTCAGAATTACTTAAATTTTTTATTACTACGAAATATTCTACTGCCATTTTATTTAGTTTTTATTTATAAATATATTAAGAAGGTACTACTACCCCACGTTTACTAACAACTTCAGAGGATTTTTGGTTTGCAAATATAATAGCTTTATCTACTTGTTTTAGCTGGAAGTATTTTATTATAAAGGCAGCTGTGAATGTATCTCCAGCACCGCTAACATCAATGGTTTCTTGTGGGTTATCAGATGGGAATGTATCTCCCATATACCTTGAACCTCTAGCACCTAAAGTTACAATAATATTTTTACTATCTAATTCATAATTATTTTCCCATTCTTCTTCATTTAATTTAACAAAATCAAAATTCTTAATAATATCATCTGTAAGTTTTCTCTTACTATCTAAAATTGATAGTTTTGATCTATAGGATATGGCTTTCAAATCACTATCACTTAAGAATCCTTTATTATAATCACTAACTATTACTATGTCTGATTCTTTTATACTAGCATATGCATTTTCATCCCAATCAAAAGTGTCGTGAAAATTATCACCTTCATCTAAACGGATGAACATATGATTTGATTTATCTTCTACAAATCTTGTTTTTAATATTTCTTCTTTTTGATGGATTCCTCTTACAAAACTATTAGGGAAGAGTGATTTAACATTAGCCAGTGTATTACCGGCCATCCCCTCATTGGTAGTTGTTGTTATTGGATTTATTACAGGTACTGGTGCTTCTGGTGATATTCTGTTAGTTTTGCAATAAACAAATTTATCAACACACCTCTCCCCAATTACTAATATTTTGATCATATCCTTCTTTTTCAAGTTGTAACTCTAAACTCGCCATACTACATATTTTAAATAACGTTTTTGGGTAGTTCAAGGCGAGTTCAATTAATAACTCATCACCGATTGAGTCAAATATGTTTTCTATTTTATTGCTCAATTTCTTGTAAATTTAGTTGTTTTTGAACTTTTACCCAATATTTTTCTGTTCTTTTATTTTTAAAACCCCTAGGACCACCATTCCAATTTCTGGCAATAGTTTCAAAACCTCCTTCAGGGTGGTGATAGTTTTTCCAAACCATAAACATTTCAATAGACTTTTCTCTACTAAACCTGTCCTTTAATTTATATTTGATTTTTGATTTTTGTTTCTTTAGGATTCTATTAACTTCTCTAACCATAATAGGTCTGATTTGTAATACACCTACTGATGGTTTCCCTAAATTAACATCACCAATTGCGCTGTCTATACCGCGTGATTCAACGTATATTAATGCATTAACCAACTCATCTATGGGTTGTGGTGTTAATATGGGTTGTGGTTTTATAACCGTAACCTCTTTAATAATAGGTCTTAATTCTTTAACTTTAACATTTAAATTAGGACCAGACCCACTGGTGATTGTTGTGGGAATAAGTAACAATAGTAATAAATTTTTCATATTTATATTTTTCGTATGCCTCAATATACGAAGAGAATATGGGTACCCCACATTAAGGTTAAAATAAATCTAAAAAACCAGGATTAATTTTTTTATCTTTTAATTTCTGGTTTCTTTCATCATCTTTTAACATTCTAGAAGCTAACTTTTCTAAATGTTTTACCTTTTGAGAATCATAATCTTTTACAATTCGATCATGTTTACTTTTTTTAATATTTCGGGTTTTTTTCATATCCTAGATATTATATTATATTCCTCACTACCTTCATCATCACCTAACCCCAATTCTTTCAACCGTTGCATATGATAATCATCAACTTCCCATTCTACTTTCCCTTGATTTACGGGTTTATGGTCTTCTATCCCTTCAATTTGCTTGCTTGTGAAAATATCACCCACAGTCAAAAAGAAATGGTTATAACAAAGCATTTCTAGATTATCTAAGTGGTAATTCTTTTTATTATTGTCCTTGAAATGTAATAAAAGGGGAATTTTATAGTCTAATACTCTCCTTTCATCAAAACCACATTGCTTGCATTTTTCCTCCAAATACCCCTCTGTAATAAGCCTATATTTAATTTTTTCAGGGGAGAAGGATGATGCGTTAGCTCTGCCTTCAATCAAATCCATCAATGCTGGTTCTTTCCCCCCAACTCTTAAAAATTTAGGGATACCCTTACCACATTGGTTTTTATGTTCATCGAATAGACTATCATGAGTTTCACTGTCATATAACTTAGCCCATTTTTTATAATGTTGGTATGAGCAGTTTAAATAACGAGCAGCAGCCATGTTTGACTTAGTCTTAGCCATAGCAGCTAATATTAATTCTTTCCCTAGTGGTTTTGCTTTTGGCATTTTTATGTGTTTGTGTTTTCTATCCCAAAACTTATTCGTGGTTTTGTGTTGACCTCATCTTGGTAAAGATCATACTGTTCTTTACTCATAATTTGAATATCATTCCATGTGTGGTCACCTTCTCCATTTATAGTACTTACAGCTTGGTAAGCTCCTACAGTTGAACATTCCACACAACTCTTGTACCCATACTTAGTTAATCTAAGTTCTGGCATTGGGTTTTTACACACAATGCACGCTATTTGTTTTAATTTCATATCTTTTAGTATTTAGGTTATACCCGCTGCATAACTATAAACATCTTCTAAAACATATAAAGAGTTTACTTTGATTTATTTTTAATATACTCCCATAAATCTGTTGGGGTTTCTAATTTAATTAATTCTCCATTTTCTTGTTCTAATGCTATTACTTCACCTTCAGCATTTTTTCTGTCATGAATATACCATATAATGGTTTCTCTAGCTTTATCTCCATACAAATATGAAAAGTCATTTTCAATTATTTGCCACAAAGGATCTGTTATTTGGGTGATTGATATACCATAATCACCAAATAGATTTTCCTCTAATATGTGTGAATCTTCTAATTTTTGGATATTGTTAGTAAATACTAACTTTTCAGTATTATCTATATTATCTTTAATTTTGACATTAACTCCTAAAATAGATTTAAATAAATCTTCTACCCCATCCTCACCTTCTATATTATTTTCCATATGTAAACGGTTCTACTTTAAATAGTTTTTTGAATTTTTCCATTGAGAGTTGTTTTACTCTACTGGCTATATTATATGCTTCTTCCTCTGATGAGGCATTTACAGTTCCTACGTGTTCTTTGTTTTTACTGTGTATTGAGTAATATATCCATTTGCTCATAATCTATCTATTAAATTTTTAATTTTTTTACATTCTTCATAATCTTCGATTCCTATAAAATATTCTATTACATTATCTAAGACTATCGAGAATTGTGATTTGTCTAACTCTATAATTATGGACATATTGAATATATTGAACAATTCAACCTTATCCAAATTATTTTCTATAGCTGAGGATATAGCTTCATATGACTTTAATAATATGAAATTTGAAAATTCTGGACTATTCCCCAAATCGATTAAGTCTTGGGGGTAATCCCATACTATCTCTATATATGTTGCCTCTCCTACACTATCTTGACTATCTTTAATATCTTTGTTTTCTTCCATTTTGAGAGTGTTTTTGTGTTAGTTATAAATATTTAAAATCTAATCCCTTTAATCATATCCCCTTTAGGGCTATGTGAATTATTTTCAAATAGTTGGGGATGCATTCCCCATTTATACATAAAAACCTGAGCTGCTGGTCCTTCCGTTGCTTTAAACTTATCTCCTTCATTTCCATTTTTAGTTGCTGTGCTGCCAAAGTGGTAAAGGTGAGCATTTAAAGTTCTTACAAAATTTAAACCTATTAATTCTAACTTTAAAAAGAAATCCCAATCACATATAAACGGAGACTCATACATTGTATCAAACCCGCCTACAGCCATATAATATTTTTTATACATTGCAAATGGAAATACACCACCNCCAAATGTTAATTTATCTTTTCTAATTGATTTCTCATACTTAATAAACTCATCATATTTAAATTCTTTAGGATTACGTCCAAAATCCTTTACTGGGAAGTTAAATATTCCTGGGCCTGTAGGTTCAATTTGGTTTACTGTTAATACAATTTCTTCTCCAAATTCTTGTTCTATTTCTAAATCAAAATGTTTACAAAAAACATTATCATCATTTACTACAAATATTTTTTCATTAGTAGCGTTCATTACAGCAAGGTTAAGTGCTGTTTGCATACCTTGATTTTCCCCTAAATCTAAAACTTTAATAGAACTTTCATATTTATCTAAAATGTGTTGACTTTCCTCAATAAAACCATCAACAGCAACTATAATTTCATTTTTATTATGTTGTTGTTCTGTGCATGATTTTAAACATATGTCTAAATATTCAGGGTTTCTATAAGTAGGGATTATTATACTAATCATATTTTATTCCAAATTGATGTTTTCTTCCAATTATTTAAAGGTGATAACCAAGCTGTTTCCCCATGAGTTGAATAGCCTGGGATTGATGTCACTAATAATTCATTTTTTTCTCTTAATTCTAAAAACATACTAAAATCATTAGGGTGGGTTGTATCAGTATGTTTACGTAAAATCTCTTCCGTACGTTTTAATGTTGAAACTTTAGCTGCGAATGTCATGGTTGTACTATTTGTTATTTTCCAATGACAACTATCTGTTAAATATACTCTAGTATCTTCAGCACCACCCTCACAGTATGGATTACCTCCTTTATCTGGCCCTATGTATTTATCTGGGTGATCATATAATGAAACAAATGATGCTCCTAATTTAAATGCTTCTTGAATTATTTTTTGAGATCCAGGTTTATGAAGATAATCATTTTCTACAAAGTAAATAATTTCATCATCATCATATTTTAAAGCTTCATCTAATGCTAAATTAAATGTTGCTGCTCCATTACCTTTTTCAGTATATAAAATACAATTACGTGTTACATACTTTTGAATCATATTATTAGTGTCTTCAGATATATTATCTGCTATAACACTCCATATTGTATCATCAAATTCTTTAGTAGCATTAGCTAAACAAGTTTCATTATTTATATAATCAGGTTTAACTTTATTATAACCTGTATCTGATATTCTATATATTATTCTCATTATATACTTCTAAATCTTCTTTTATCCTCCCACTGTACTTTTTTAGTCTTTCCTAAGATACTTAGTTTACTTACCTTTTCATTAAAGGATTCCCTAGTATTGTTAATTTGGTTATTCCCGTTGTTATTTTGATTTTCCATTTATTTTCTTTTTAGTATAGTAAAACCATTATTGTTTTCATATCTTTTTAAAAGTTCCCACTTGTCATTACTGTCTAAGAACTCTGTTACAGCATCCCATAAACCTTTATTAGGGGTTAAATTACCCATCCACTTGTGATCTGATGTAGTTGGTTCACTTCTATGAGCGTAAGTTGTTGTATCATGGAAACAGATGTATTTTTTTGCTTTATCCGAATGTAATCTTAATTCTTCTTTTAATTGATCATAACAATGCCAAGTATCAATAAATAACAAATCAGTTTCTTCGATTTCAATACTACACACATCTGCTTCAGTAAATTTAAAATTAAGACCATAGGCATCTGCTGTATCTTCTACATCTTTAATAGGATCACTATCTTTAACCCAATATTTAGGGTTATATATGTCATAAGAGAATAATCCCTTTTTAGGAGCACCAGCTAACCAAGCCCAAGTTGAAACTACAGTTCGAACACCCATTTCTGTAATATGATCACATTCCTTTGCTAATTCAATAATAGCTGGGAAGTGCTCATTAATATCTGATGGGGTGTTATGTAACTGATTAACTTTTTCTTCTAAATCGTGTACCATAATTATTTATTTTTCCAAAAACTATAAATTCCTTTTTCAACTTCATAGGTAGGCCATATAAATCTTTCCCTCATAGGTTGTGTTTTAGCCCACTCCCACATTTGTTGTAAACCACTATACATTGTTGTTTTATATTTAAAATCTAATATATCAACTGATTTTTGAAACGTAGGAATCGAATGTTTTACTTCATGTCTACCCTCTAAATGTTTAACCTCAATATCATCACCAATCACTTTACATAATAATTTATTAGCATCATTAATTGAAATTTCTTCAATACCCCCTAAATTAATAATTTGTTTACTTGCTTTTGGTCTTACAGCAGCATTCCATAGAGGTTCAATTGAATCATCTATAAAACTAAATGCTCTTGTTTGTTCACCATCCCCAAATATGGTCATAGGTTCTCCATTTAAATGTTGGTACATCCATATCCCAAGTACATTTCTATACTTATCCCATATATTTTGTTTTATACCATAAACATTGTGGGGTCGAATAATACAATAGTCTAAACCATGTTGTTCATTAGCTATCTGAATGTCCATCTCACAAGCGTATTTAGCAACCCCATAAGGGTCAATAGGTGATTGTTGTTGGTCTTCATCAAATATTCCTCCATCTCCATGACCATATACGGCTAATGTCGACGTAAATACCAGTCTTTTAACGTTGTTTTTAATGCACTCATTAACTATACGCGCCGTTGATTTTAAATTATTATCATAGTTATAACACCGTATAAAAGGAGATAACCCTTCAGCAGCATAGGCCGCAAAATGGAAAACATAATCAAAATCATTTACTTCAAAACAATTTTCAATGGGATGTTCTGTAAGATTCATCTGCCAAAAATCTACTTTTGGGTTAATGTTTTCTTCATAACCCCCACTTAAATCATCAATACCAACAACTTTATATTCTGGTTTGTTTTCAATAATCCAATCTGCTAATCTACTTCCAAGTAAACCTGCTACACCTGTAATTAATACTGTTTTTTGTTTTGCCATATTTTTAAATTATATAATTGCTCTTCCTTTCATTTCTTTCCAGTCTTTATTTTTTCTAACATCATTATTTTTACAATCAACAGCTGTTAGTATTCTAGGGGATACATTTAAATCATGTGCCAATGACATCAATGCTTGTAAATCTTTTGGAAAACAATGTCCCCCGAATCCAAAATCTCCATCTGGACCTGGTACATTCCAATGTGATTTACCTAATCTATTATCATAACAAACATATTCAATTACCTTATCATAATCTATACCTAATTTTCCACATATTTGATACATTTCATTTGCGAATGATACTTTAGTTGCTAGAAAAGTATTAGTAACATATTTAACCATTTCGGCATTTGTTGAATCCGTTTTAATTATAGATGCATTTGGGAATACTTTTGAAAATACTGTTTTTAATTTAGTAGTTGATGTTAATGGACCTCCTAAAATAATTCGTGTTTGATTTTCAAAGTCTTTCACTGCATTTACTTCAGTTAAGAATTCAGGACTAAACACAATATCAATATTAAATTGTTTACTCCATTTTAAACAAGTTCCAGGGGGAACTGTTGATTTAATTACTATGGTTGTAGCTGTTCCAAATTCAACTACATCTTTAATAGCATTTTCAACTATGTCTATATGACAATTACCATTTGTTTCCATTGGAGTTGGTAAACAGATAAATACAATTTCATTATCCAATGTTTCGGGTTTATTACTATTACAGTGAATTATACCCTTTATGTCATATGTTTTGACATTAAATCCTTTTTTTAATTTTTGATAAACAGCGTTACCAACAAATCCTTGACCTAATATTCCTATTTTCATAATGTTTCGTAATATGTGTTTTGTTTCTCTTGACGAGCTATGTCTTTAGGATGATACAAAGCCCATTCTTCTTCTGCTGGTANCATACCATGAACTTTATATCCTTCTATTACTTCATGTACTTTATTAACCCATTTAATATCTGGGTGTCTTCTGTATATNCTCATCTGCCAATCAGCCCAGTTAACCCAACCNTTTTCATTTACATTCCAACCCCACTTTTTAATATGTTCTTCTGTTAACCCCTCAACTGTATTTACTCTAGGGACTCTCAACACATCAACCTCAGGATTTGATTCTAATACTTCTGGGAGGTTATCAATTAAGTATTTATTTGGTATCTCATCTGCATCTATTTGAAATATGTAGTCTCCGGTACAAGAATTAGATAGCATGTTCTTCCAATTAGCAAAATGATTATTGAAAGGTTGCTCAGCTAATGTTATATAATCATTAGAACTTAATTTATGAAGATATCCTAATAATTCAGATGTAGGGCTATTTTTAGTTAAATCAACTAATACTACAACCTCATCACCAATTCTTTTATTTATCAGTAAAAAGGATAATAGTTTTTGAATTTCAACGAATTCATCACATACGGTTATTGCGTAACTTATTTTCATTTGGTTATAAATTATTGATATAATATAATAACCTGTCTTGGGGTTTCCAACCTAAAATGTCCTGAGTTGTTGTGTCATTGCATAAGGTTTTTTTATAATTCCCAGGTTGATCTTCAATGTAAGTTATATCAACATCAAATTTATCTTGAAACATTTTAGCTAGCTCATTAATAGAATAATTAATACCTGTTCCTAACTCCCAAGCTTCTATCGATGATGATGTTTCAAAATCACATTCACCTGACTTAAAATTAGCCATACCAATTCTCCACAAACCATCTACTATATCGTCTACGTGAGTGAAATCTCTTCTTTGCTCTCCATTACCAACAATTTGCAATTCTCCTTGCCTATTAATTATAGATCTCCAAATACCGATTACATTACCATTTATTTCATCTAATGTTTCTCCTGGACCATATACATTGTAAAATCTACAAATCTCAACATTTAACCCAAAAGATTCTTTATATAAATTACATACCCCTTCACCTAAATACTTATACATAGCATAGGGTGAAGTAGCTGGGTTATGGTGTTTCGAAGATGAACCAGCATATACAACTTTTGCTCCTATNTGATGAGCAAAACTACAAACAGATTCTGTTCCTTTTACATTTATTCTAAAAGTTTCTGTTGGGTTTTTAAATGATGGTTGTACTCTAGATTGAGCAGCTAAATGGAAAATTAAATCGTAATTTTTATCAATATCACCTATAGTTGAAATATCACCATGCCAATATTTACAACCATCAACCTTAATAGTACCTGTAGAATAATTATCTAGGGAGTGAACTTCATGTCCTTCATTTAATAACCTTTTTACTAAATTACTTCCTATAAACCCAGCTCCCCCTGTTACTAGTATTTTCATCCTTTAATTATCTTCAGATTTAAAAATTCCTATATAATCTAAAGCTTCTATATAATCTTTTTCATCAAATTCCTTCATAGTTCCCATATCCATTCTCCANTCATAAAATTCACCTTCTTTATTTGGGATTGGGTATTTTTCTTTTTCCTCCTCCTTTACAGGAACTGCTAATACAGCCCCCCATTTCCAACTATGTGCATTTTTACCATTGGCAAATACCATACCTTTAGTGGGCATGTTGACAGTTGAAGGCATCCATACTTTTCCACTTTCATCCTCACCCATTAATTCTTTATAGAGATTTGGAAGTAATTCCATCTGTTCTTCTAAAAATTGAGAATCCTTTTTCATTAATGAGTTTGAGATAAACCCACACCCGTAACATTGGTAGTTTTTAACTTCCCCATTAACTTCTTGCATGTAACATGCATCTGAGCCACATCTATCGCATTTTATTAGATTATCCATTTATTTTACTATTTTAAGTTCTGGTAAGTTTAATTTAGGTTGTTTTTTCTTTGGTAGGTTTAATTCTATGTTTTTTGGAAGATTCACTCTTTCATCTAAAATATTAAGAAGTTGGGTTGACATACTTTCAAAGCTAAATTTTGACTTTAATTTTTTACTATGAATTTTCCCTTTACTGTGCCATTTTTTATAATCTTTTTTAACACTAACTAATGCATTTCCTAATTGACCATGATCAACTGAAAACCATTTAGAACCTTCAATTAGCATATCTTTCTGCTGTGCTGAAGTGTGTATTGGTGTTAAATCCCCACCTAATAAAAGGTTATTTTTATTATCTAGGAAATCTGTGTGTCCTGACCACCCAGAAGCTATTACTGGTTTTCCAGTTAATGCAAATTCTAATAAAGGACGTCCAAAACCTTCACCCTTTGTGGCAGAAACCATTGATTTTACCTTTGGATGGTTGTAAATTTCATTCATTTCAACATCTGATATATCACCATGAATTAAATAAATGTTAGGTATTATCTTAGCACTTACAGACTTCCGGATTGAATGAATCCTCCTCATCACCTCTCGCCTATCCATGTGTGAACTCTTCCCACAACTGGATTTGAGAATTAAAGCTGGAGCATTTGATTTATTTTTAAACACTTCATAAAATGCTTTCACCAGTAAACCAACATTTTTTCTATCTTCCCCCATATCTCCCTGTAGCCAATGTCCTACAAACAAATAAGCAAAATTTTCAGGAATTGAATTTATTGATTTAAATAAATCATCGTTAGTCATAGGTTCTTTTAGAGATTTATAAACATCTAAATTAGCTCCTTCAATTAACACTTCTACGGGTGTTGTTAACTTTAATATATGTTTTTCATTAGTTTGTTTATGTTGAACTTCAAACCCGGTTTGTTCTAATACACCTTTAGAATGTTTAGATGATGTTAATATTAAATTCATTCTATTACACCCTTCAACCCATTGAGGAGCACATTGTGTAGTTTCAATTCCAGCAGTTAACCCTATGTTATACTTACCAACGGCTTGAAATTCATTAGGTACTGTAACTTGACACCAAATATCTGGTTTTTCTTGGATATTCTCTACAATATGGTTTTTCAAAAACCCCCATTCTTCAAAATCATCAATAAAACCTCTCCTAGTATTTCCCCACCTTTGGGATAAAATTCTAACATCATACCTTTCGGATTTGATGAGAGATTTGACGAAGTCTCTACTTCTTGCTCCATACCCTGAGTAAGTGTCAATTGGGCAACTTATATAAAATGTATTCTTCATTAATAATTTAATTTATGTTTTAAAACTCTTGTTTCGAAATCTGTATCTTTTAAGAATACGAATTTTTTCCTAGGTGTCCAAGTTGTAAATAACTCTTCCATTCCTTCTGTAAATGTAATTCCCATCTTTTTTGCTGTAAATCCAGCCTCATCACTTATAGCCCACTCTTTACCTGAATTACCCCTTAATTCTCTTTCAGAACTAGGCATTTTGTATAATTCTAAAATACGGTCTGCAGCATCTTCAGCTGTGCATCTATCATCCCAAATATAAGGAGTTACTGGGGATCCTACTAATGATTTTGCTTTTGGAAATACAGGTAATGCCCATTCTCCATGTTCTTTATAAGTACCATTATGGTTAGATGGAACTTCTTTAGAATTTACATACCATTTACCATTATCATCAACAAACCTCATCTGGTCCTGCATTCCCCCAGTTACGTTAGCAATAAATGGAGTTCCTGTAAGCAGTGATTCAGTTAATGATAACCCCCAACCTTCAGCTGCTGATAGTAATATAACCCCATCAGCCATGTTGTATAGGTAATTCATGTGAGTGTGTGGGAGTTTTTCGTTTGAAATTACAATCGATTTTTCGTCCTCTCCAAACAAGTATTCTATAACTGCTGGTAAGTCTGTACCATGGTCACTTGTGGGTTCTGTATGGAGTATAAATAAACATTTATCTTTTTCCTCCTCAGTTAATTTATCCGTAAATAATTTCCAAGATACTAAAGCATCGGGTATTGATTTTCTACGAATGTTTCTAGAATTAAATAATAGAATGAAATCCTTATCCTTATTATATGTTAGTTGATTTTTAAATTTTGTATATTCTTCAGTAATTTCTGACATCTTAAAGAATTTACCATCATCTAAACCATGAGGCACATATTTAATTACTTTACCATCTGCTTTTTTACCTAATACTATTTCATTTATAGCTACGGTTTGTTTAGAAATACCGAACAAAGCATCACAAGAATCATAAAAATCTTCATTGTATTGAGGAGCCGGCATATCATCCCAAATATTAAGGTAAGCTATTGGGATTTTACTTCTAATTTCTTCCTCCATTTGGAATAACCACATAAAATACCTTGGGTCTGTAATGAGGAGAATAGCATCTGGTTTTTCGTTTTTGATTACTTCCCTTAAAATACTTTCATCCCCATACCCATCTACTGGAAGTAAAACTACAGAAGCATCATCAATTCCTTGCTCTTTATTAATACTCTCTGATAGATCTACCCTTTTGCCCTTTTCAGGGTGTTTGATACTTCCAGCTAGTTGGACCCAATTATAATGTCCCGCAGTGTTTATAATTAGCTCTCTACCAATCTGTGCAACCCCAGAATGAACACGAATGTCATCTGTTAGTAATAGAATTTTTTTTCTATCACTTTGTTTAATATAACCTTCTTTCATTTTTGTTTATTTATTTAAATCTAAATTTGTTTGACTGTTTATTTTTTTTCTAAAATCCTCATCTGTTAAATAAAGAAAAATAGCTCTGTCAGATAATTTTTGAAAACTAAATTTTCTTTTTACACATTCTATCTTAAATTCTTCAAATAGATCACTCTTTACTTTTACACTTGTTAATGTCATTTCTTTACTTGCACTCATAGTTATTTTATTTATTTATTATTTCATATACATATATAGAAATATCAGTATGTCGCAGAACATAGGTGAGTTTTGTGGAAAGGACACCACTTACAGTTATTATTAATTGTAGCCGGCATTTCCTTATCATTGAAACCATCTTTAGTAAAACAATTATCTAAGAAGGTTTTAAGTGAAGTTGTTGCTCTATTAACTGAAGTTTTTCCTGATGGTGGTCTAAATTGTTGTACTCTTTTAATTACAAAATCATCAGACTCCCATAATTTACGTTTTACAATAAAAAATTCAATTTCAATATCTTCTACAGGAATGTTGTATTGTTCTGCAAAAAACTTTTTATACAATACTAACTGATGTTGTTTAGATTTATCTTTTTTAGCATTGGCATTCCACCCACTAGTTGAAGTTTTGATATCGATTATAACGAATTTATTTGTGTCTTCATGGTATAACACGACATCAAGAAAGCCCATGTATTTAACGCGAGGTAATCGCGGATTAGGCGCTAATACTATTGGTACCTCACAACCAACTAATGACCAACCACGTTTTGAAAAATATTTACTTCTATTTTTCTTTACATAAGATATTATTTCAATACCATCATCATAAAATTCCCTTATTTGTTTTGGGGAGCTAAAATGAATATCTTTGTTAGATTTGTATGCCTTAGCATAACATTCTCTTAAACGAGTTTCAAAATCCTCTTCTAAATCAATCCTATCAGCTGCTGCTGCAGATTCATTATACATTACATCTAAATACATTTGAAGAGTCTCATGCACAGCTGTACCAAAGGTCATATGAATGCTTTGTTCCCTAACCTTATGACCATCTCTATAATTTAATGCCCATTTTTTAGGACATTGAGTATACATAGATAACTGTGAGTATGAAATATTTTTCTCAAACGCAAAGTTGACGGGTTCTGGAGGGTTGTTTTGTATATCCCTTACAATTTGTGGTATTTTTTTCTTTTTTCCCAAACTACTTTTTCCACTTATTTCGGCCAACCAAAAGACCTATTATTCCATAATTGGCAATATCAATAAATGTATCTTCCATACCCTCACCAACAACAAACGATCTACCATTAATCAGGAGATTTTTTAAACGGGAGATTTTATCAGTTAATCTAATACATAATCCAGTTAGTGAAAATTGTTTATCATCGCTGTTATTAACAATATCTCCACCTAAAGCAATGTTATTCAATCCATAGTCCATATGTTTAGCTGCAAACATTGCATACATTTCTATTTGAATTTGTTTGAATTCTTTAGATAGCTCTGGGTATTCTTTTTCAAATACTTTAATTGTTAATTTTTCTGAAATGTCTGAATTATTGTTTTCGTCTATCATTTGTTGTTCGAGTATTTCGTCCCACTTATTTACTGAGTTTCCCATTTATTATTATTTTATATGCCGTGAATATACGAACTATATTTGGCTTCTCCTACCCCTTTATCGGTTGTTTTACATCAAAGTATTTTTCTAAAGTAGCTAACCTATCATCAGCATCAACTAACATTAAAAGGGCTTCTTCAGCGTTTTTATAAAAATCTTCGGTTGAATGGTCTCCGATACCTACTGCTTTGTTTCCTAATAATTCAAGAGATAGCATTGCTTTTGCTTTATCAGCTTGTGCTGATGTGCGTAACATATTTACTAATTTATTCATATTTTTGCTTTTTTAATGATTTTTTTAATTTCTTTTTCTTCAACTCCCATTTTATGTAGTATATCCTTTACCCCGGATTCTTGAAGAATATCAACATATGAATTTGCTTCACTTTTTGAACATTTATAATATTCTGAGATATGATCTTCTAATTCTTGGTAGTTATTTTTATTTTGATTTTTAATATACTTTAACCAAAGTTTCCTTTTAGGAATCATTTCTTTATAAATGGTGTATATTTGTTTTTTATTCTGAGGGCTAACCTTCTGGACATAATTAACAATGTCTATATAACCTAAATTCATAGACATATATCTATGTACCATGTAGGAATTCCATTTATCCCATTCAGTTTCAGAGAATGAATCTGGATGAGATTTTTTTAAAGTTATCTCATCCAACCATCCAAAAATATTTGAAATTTCTTGACTACCCATTTATCATATGGTCTTCATAGTCTTTTCTTATCTCAGCAGGAATTGTATCTTTTAGGATTTTACCTGATATTGGGTCATAAAATACAGGAATGGGCATTACTGCGTCTTCTTCAGCCCCTACTACGAATTTAGAAACTTTACGTAGGATTACGCCTTGTTGAAATACTACATTTCCTTCCTTTGTTTCTACTACTTGAGTGTTTTTTAAATCTACATTAAGATTCATTTTTTGTTGTTCGTCCATTTTTATTATTTTAAATTATTATTTATATTCTTGTTTTAAAGTGCATATAGGGTTATAGTATATATTTTCATTGGGATCCCAATAGTACATTCCATCCTTTCTTTGATCCTCCTTAGATGCTATTTTAGGTACCTCAAAATAATTATACTTAATATCCATAAAAGGTTCTAATAAAGCAAAATTGTCAGGATGCATTAGTCTTTTTTCTTCTGAATGTTCATTTCTTGGGTTGTTAAAAAACGTAAAAATGCCGTTAGGTTTAAGCAAATGGGGTAGGGATTGGATAAAATCCGTAGGTGTTTCCTCCCATGTATCCCAATATATCCCATCAAATTTAGGTAAATCATTCAGAACTTTTTGCCAAGTTGAAAAAATACACCTAACATGAGGTTTCTTTAACCAACCATCCTTAATCATTTTATCTTGAACATCTGGATGGCATTCTATAATCCAATGGGTTCTTGGGTTGTGGGACTGAATGTAAGTATCTATAATACCCATGCCAAACCCAACATTAAGAACATCACCACCATTACGACAAACAGTTTCCGCTTGGACCTGCATTATTGTATCCTCCCAATCCATCATAACAGCATTTCCGTCTTCATCTAATAAGTTATCCTCAGTATATTTGAGACGTTGTTCTATATATGGTTTGTTCATTTTAATTCAATTAACTTTGCTATAAGAGCAAGACAGTTTATTTCTTTATCAATACGGAAATTAGATTGGTACGAATACTCGTTAACATAGACTGCGACCATTCCCTCGTTTCCAGGGGCAAATTTAGAAGAATTATCATAGAGGTAACGATATAACTCTTCAAAGTCTTTAACATTTGCGTTAGCGATAATTTGTCTGATTTCTTTCCAATTGGGTTTTGCATTAGATAGTTGTTTGAGAACCTGAGTCATATAATTGGATGACACAAGTACTGATTTATCAATTACAACCTCACCATCTTGAATTGACAGTTGGATAGTATTGAGCATTTTACGGATATCAGGGTAATATTGATTTACAATAGTTCTTAAATCATCTGCCCCACATCCTACCTCTTCACTTTTAAAAACATCCATAAGATGGTATGCTATATCTTGTTTTGAGGGAGGTACTACTTTAAGGGTTTGACATCTAGATTGTAGAGGATCAATAATGCGTTCTACATAGTTACAAGTTAAGATAAACCTAGTAGTACGCGAAAACGTTTCAATGACATTACGGAGAGAAGCCTGCGCTTGGATAGTAAGAAAATCAGCTTCATCCAAAATGACCACTTTAAGTGGTTTAAAACTAGCTGATGATGCAAACCCCGAAACTTTATCTCTAATCGTTTCAATACCACGTTCATCCGAGGCATTAATATAAAGATGCTCACAATCAAGGTTTTTAACAATAAGTTTAGCAAGAGTTGTTTTTCCCGTTCCGGCAGGTCCATAAAATATTAGATTTTGAATATCATTTTGTCCTAAATATTGTTTAATACTCTTTTTTATGTGTTCATTTCCTACATAATTTTCTAAACTAATAGGACGGTATTTTTCTACTAAAAGTGAATGTTCTTTATTTATCATAACTTAAATATACGAAATATATTATTAATTTCCAAACTATATCCCCTGTTTGAATTCACCATAAAGTGAATACATTTTAGGTTCTTCTTTTTTAACTTCATATTCATGCTCCTGTATAGCATAAAGCTTACTATCTAGTGGATCTAATCTATAAGCTCCTTTAAATCCTGTTTGTTTAAGGAATGCTTCTAAAGCATCTGTAAGAGTTTTATGGACTTCTTTTTTAGGATCATTAACTAATGACCAACGGTCCCCTGGAGGGACACGTTGGGCTATTAGTTCATTATGTTCTACTCTTTCTAGACTCATATTTAATACATTGCATCTGGTGTAGGAGCATCTTGTTTAGGATGATCAACTACAACACATTCTGTAAGTAAAATTGTTCCTGCTACTGAAGCTGCGTTTTCTAATGCTGTTTTAGTTACTTTAGTTGGATCTAAAATACCAGCTTCTTTCATATTTACAACTTCTCCAGTTTTAAGATTATAACCTGTCCAATCATCTTTTTTAGCATCTACCAATTGATATTTACCAATCATTTGAGCGTCAGTCGGCGTATAACCTGCGTTTAATAATATTTGTTCGAATGGTTTACCACAGGCCTCATATACTATTTGAGAGCCTATACCCTCATTAATAATAGCTTCACGAGCATATAACAATGCAGCTCCCCCACCTGGGACTATACCACCTTCTAATGCTGCTTTTGTAGCATGAAGAGCATCATCAACCCTATCTTTTTTCTCCCTCATTTCAACTTCAGTCATCCCACCTACATGGATAATAGAAACACCACCTACCATCTTTGCAAGTCGATTTTGTAACTGCTCTGTAATGAATGGGGTATCTGATTTGTCAATTTGGGTTTGTAATTCACCAACTCTTTGATCAATCGATTCTTCATTACCTTTACCATCAACTATTGTTGTTTCCTCTTTAGTGATAGTAACTGTTCTTGCTTCCCCAAACCAATCATAAGAAAACTTATCAAGCTTCATTCCTTTATCTTTATCAAATACTGTACCTCCAGTTAGAGTTGCAATATCTTCAAGAATTAGTTTTCGTCTATCTCCAAAATCTGGTGCTTTTACAGCTGCTACTTTTAAGATACCTCTTGCTTTATTAACAATTAGAGTTGCTAATGCTTCTGCATCTATATCTTCAGCAATAATCAACAAGGATTTGTTAGTATTGGAAACACTTTCTAAAATTGGAAGTAATTCTTTAACTGTTGTAAATTTATGATCTGCAATTAAAATATACGGATCCTCTAAAGTACAAGACATTGTGTTATTGTCTGTAACAAAGAAATGAGATTTATATCCTCTATTAAACTGCATACCTTCCACGGTTTCAAGGTAAGTTTCACCTGATTTTGATTCTTCAATATGAACCACACCATCACGTCCTACTTTCTCGATAGCAGTTGAAATTAACTTCCCAACCTCAACATCGTTGTTAGCTGATATAGTAGCAATTTGTTCTAGTTGTTCTTCACTTGAAATTTCTTGTGAAATGTTTTCTCTAATGTAAGTTACAACTTCTTTAACGGCTACATCAATTCCTCTTTTAATCTCTACTGCATTTTCCCCATTATTTAGGTGTTTTAACCCAGCTTTAACTAATTCTCTAGCTAATAAAGTTGAAGTGGTTGTACCATCCCCAGCTTTTTCAGCTGTTTGTAACGCTGCTTCTTTAACCATTTGAACTCCTAAATTCTGAGTTAAGTCCTCAACCATAATATGTTTAGCTACGGTTACACCATCTTTAGTGTGAATAGGTTTACCGGTTCTGTCGGTTCCTGCTAAATCAATTAACACATTCCTCCCATTTGGTCCTAAGGTACATACAACGGCATCTGCTAATGTATTGATGCCTTCCATCAATTTTTCTCTGGCTTCTGGTCCAAATTTTACTGTTTTTTTCATATCTACTGGCATTTTTATTTATTTATTTTTGCTAAAATTTGATTTTCAGGTCCTACAAAATAATCATCCCCATCATAAGGTAATTTTGTAAATCCTTGAGTAGGTAACACTACTACATCTCCTACTTTACTAATAGTAGGAATAAATTCTCCCATCAATGTGCTTTGACCGGGACCAACAGATATAACTTCACCTGTTGTGTTTTTTTCACTCCCCATATCAGGGACAATAATTGCTCCGTAGGTTGTTTCCTCTGCTTCTAGAGGTTTTACGATAACGGCGTTAAATAGTGCTTCTAATTTCATAATCCTTTGTAATTTTGTAGTTTTCTTAATTCTATTAATAATTCATCCCATCTTTCAACATACTCTCGGATGCTAGAGTAGTGTGTTTTTTTATTGTTTAATTTTTCCTTAGCTACTTTTTGTAAAGCAGCTCCAAAAGAAGAATAGTGGCCTTGTGGTTTTTCATACACTTTACCTACTTCCCCTTTTTTTAAAGCATCACCTGCTCTTGTTTTTTTAGGGGCAACTGCTTCATACACCGTATAACAGTGTGCATCTTTCCCTATAAAATAGGGTTCTAAGAGTGGGTCTTTAATTGTTGTGTTGTTTGACATATAACTTTATTTATTTATTTGACGTGAATATACGAAAAATATTGCGTTAGGACACGCTATTTTAACGAAACTATTACTTAATTTTAATTGTTTTTGCTTTTTTAGATTCCGCAATTGGAATAAATAGATGTAGCAAACCATCTTTCATTTCTGCTTCTAATTTCTCAAGTTCGAATTTAGCTGCAACTTTATAGCCTAAGTTAAAAGATCTTTTAGCTAATCCTTTATAGATATAGCCTGTATAATCTTCGTCATCTTCAGCTGGTTTGTCGTAGATAATTTTTAAAAGATCTCCATCAATTTCTAGTTGAATATCCTTTTTAGTTAGACCAGTACACGCAACTTCAAAATGAAGCCCGGCATCGTCATAAAAAATATCTAGTGGGTGTGGTTGTTTGTTTTCAAACGTTGTAGGTTGGAAAACTCCGTCTGCCTTAAAAAGGTTTCGGAATAATAAATCGAACGGTGTACGCTCATTGAATAATGTACTCATATCATTTGTTTTTTGTGGGACCTAAGTTCCCGGTTAATTTAAAAAATAACAGCGTGTCCTAAACTACAATATTATTTCTATATACATATATTAAAAATCTGTTTCTGCACGTCTTACCATAAAATATTCACTAAAAGTTCCATTATGTGAAAATTCAAACTTAAGTAGACCCATAGAACTAAGAAGCATTTTACCACCCTCCATATCTTTATTTGCTTGGAGTATAGTTTTCAACACATCTGAATTATAAGGTATTTGTAAATTTAATTCATCGACCTTACCTGCTATTTGGTATGTTATTTTATTATTATGACCAGCTTCATCCCCAAATACAAATTCTACTACGTTTTCATCATCTAAGTTTTTTGTAGTTGTAATTAACATATTATCTACTTGGGATAGTGCGCTTTTTGCTTTTATTAAATTTGTAATATCTTCTGAAGACATATCTAACTCCACAACCCAGTCTTGGACATTCACCGTACCTACTTTATTTATAAGTAGTGGATCTGATAAAGCGTATGTTAAGTTAAAGTTTAGATCTGAGATTTTGAGTTTAGTATAAATTGCCTGGTTTTTCTCTAGTTCAAGGAGAAGATCCCCATTACATATAGATACTAAACTTTGTAATTTTTTAGTATCATAAATAGCTAAATTACCATCCTCCATTGAGAAATTATCACAAGTCACCTTACCAATAACATCTTTGGTTGGTGTCATAAAATCAATACTTATTTTTTTATCTTCAATAACCCATTTTACGGATTCATTTAACCCTAAATAGTACTTATCAATTATGCTTTGTAGTTGTAGTTTACTTATCATTTTTTACGTATATGTTATTATTAATTACTAATATATCTACTATATCATTACCCAAATGTACGAATGCTTCTTTGGGGTGACAAACTATAGGTTCACCATGTGTGTTAAAACTGGTATTTAATAAAACTGGAATATTTGTAATATTATAGAAATTATTAATCAGATTATAAAATTTGGGGTTTGACTGTTTTGTTACTATCTGTATTCTTGCTGTTTTATCTACTGGATGGACTACAGCTGGTATTTTATCCTGCCATTCCTCTTTAGTATCATATAACATGGTCATAAACTCAGCAGTATATTTTGATTTTTTAATATCAAACACATCATCAGCATATTTATCTATTACTACGGGAGCAAAAGGCATACGATCATTTCTTTGTAACCTATCATTAATTTTTTTATAAGTTCCAGGGATTGACGGATCTGCTATAATGCTCCTATTACACAAAGCTCTAGGGCCATGTTCATATCTCCCTTGAAACCAACCTACGATTTTACCTTCTTTTAAATGTTGGGATAATTCACGGTAATTTAGGGGGGATTTTTTGTATTTACTCAAATCATATTCAAACTCAGAATCATCATAAGATGTACCTAAAAAAACATTATCTAGTTTAAAAGGTTTAAAATCAGGGTTAAACTTTTTATGGGTTGTTAAAGTACATCCTAAAGATAAACCTTCATCCCCCATAGGAGGTGCTATAAATACTTCATCTACCCAATCTAACTCATTTATTTTTTTGTTTAATTTTACATTAGCAAATATCCCTCCAGCTAAAGCTAATTTTTTAACGTTTGGGTAGAGTTTATGAATGTTATTAAATAACTCCAATATTTTTTCTTCAAAAACTAACTGACCATTAAAGGCTATGTCTTCTAGTATTCCTTCTTTATATTTACTTCCAAATTTATAAAACCAGTAGGAGTAAAATGACTGATAAACCCCACCACCTAAAACCTTATGTGTGTCTGAGTCTGTATTTATTCCTTTTATATTAATACATTTATTAAAAATATCATATATCTCTTGATTAAACTTACCATGTGAAGCCATTCCTACTACTTTACCTTCATCCTTTAAACGCTTAAAACCTAAAAATTCAGTAAGCATGGAATAGTAGTGACCTAACGATTTTTTATCAACACCATTTTCAC